TATCTGTGCTTCCAGCCCCAGAAGAACTAGCACAAGCAAAAGTTACTATTCCTACATCTTGAGAATATGTTTTACCAATCGTCGAAAATCCTACAGACCTTAAGGCATTGATGCCGAAGTTTGTTGCTGAGTTTGTAATTGATGCATATCCACCGTTTTCACATAGAATATTATCGGTATTGAATATTCCAAAAACGTTAACAATCTGTGCATACGCAGAATTGTCTATATGAATTCCAATACCTGGAGTTATGATTGACAACAGAGCAAAAACCATAGATTCAAGGTTTCCGCCCGTAGAGTCTCCACTTGAAATTGAATTTACGGCGTCTCCATCAACATAAGCAAAACATCCTCTTGGAGTTTGAGATGCACCTTTAGTCCATTGACCTGCTACAACAGAATAGGCGTTTTTACCTCTACCTCTAGTTGATATAAGAGAGCAATTTAAAGCGTATGGGGATTGATTAATAACAAGTGGTTCACCACTTGTATCATATGCAATAGCATATCTAAAAGTATAATCATCAACCTCGTTATCTCTAAAAACAAGGTTCATTACCATTGTGCCTTCTCTAACCTTAAAGAAGTCAACATCAGGTACACCAGGTCTTAGAATAACTGTTCTCAGACTATCACCAATTATTGCACAAAATGTAGGTAAAATTATGGGTATATTTTCTGTATACTCTCCAGAAGAAACATATATTGATTTTTTATCTCCAGGGTCAAATTGAGTTCTAGCAATCTCTACCGCTTTATTAATTGAACGAACTGGATCATCTGCACTCAACCCACTGTTTGAATCATCTCCGGCAGTTGAAACATAAATTCGGTTTTTACTTGATGCTAAAAGTCCAGCAGAAATACCATCAAATCCAGGAACAGCACTTGCTATAACTTTTGTTGCATTTATATCATCAAAAGCTTGAACTTTATTATTAAAAAATACGTCTTCTCCAAAATATTGTGACATTTTCTTTATTGTGCTGCTGGAGTAAATACAATTGTTCCATCACCTGGTTGATAATAGGATGATGGTGCTGGTCTGTTAATTGTTTCAGTTTCTTGTCTTTGTTGAACAGCAGTATCGCTAGAATTTCCAGAACCTTGATCAGTATCTTCACATTCTCCTTTTGGTTCTGTAGAACTAAACGCCTTATCAACAACATCTTGACCAACAAACGTTCCTTTAAATACTCGTTGTCCAAAAGAAGTTTCTTTTGGAACAGCGTTACCTAGTAAACCATCAGTCCAAACTTCATTTGCTTTGATAGAAATCTTTTGTCCTGCATTAATTGTGAGATTGTTACCAGCATTTAGTGTGAGGTCTTTGTCAGCATCCAAAACAATTTGGGATGCTCTAATTCTTACTTTTCCATTTTTTTCTGCGGTAATCCAAACATCACCGTTTTTTCCAGTAATGTAAATATCAACGCCTGTAGAGGCTGCTTTTTGACCAGCAACGATTTCAATCGATTGATCATTGTAGATATGATACATTCCATTTTCACTAAGTCCAACTAAGGAAACTTCTCCTTCATTGGTGACTCCGTACATATTATAAACTTCTGTGCCACTTTCACCCATTTGTGGGTTACCGATATCTATGCGAAACTTTGGACCGTAACTTTCTACGAACCTTTGGAACCAGTTTTCATTTGGACGAGTAGCCATTTATTTTGTAATACAATCTACTTGAGTTTGTGCTGGTCCTTGCGTTGGGAAATCTAGAACTGGTTTTAAGAGAGCACCTACTCCAGTATCAGATATAACTTCAAGAACAGGCAAGTTCGTAATTTCTGTTCTATTTATTGGATCCACACCAATGATGGTTCCCTGGAATACCTTTGGTTTGTATTCATTTCCAAGATTATCAATAACCTTATCAGTTTCTGTATATCCTCTTCCACCGTCAATAACTTTTACTCGATCAACAACATAAGGAACAACTTCCCCAACTGGATATCCTTCACCTTCAGATACCACGTACATATCTTCAATTGAACCCTCAGGTGTTAAAGTTGCTCGTATCTGAGCACCATATCCCTTATTACAATTGTCAAGAACCTCAATAAATGGTGGGAACGTGTATCCAGATCCAGGATTCAGAATCTTAACACCTATAATACTTGCAGTTTGACCGAGAACTGAATCGTTGACTAGTGCTCCCATAATTGGAACAGCAGCAGCTCCAATTCCATCTCCACCAAAAATACTAATTGTTGGCGCTCCACACGTCAATGGTGGACCTGCATAACACCTATTAAATATTGACTTGAAGTTAGCGTTCTTTATGTTAGAAGTGTAAATGTCAAATGCTCCAACTGCTTCTTGAATTCCACCAATTGTTCCTTTTGCAGTTTCAGCAGCAGACCTAGCAGTGTTTGCCAACTCAACAATTTTTTCTGGTTGGAAACCTGGAGCATTTTTTGGTCCCTTTCCAATAACCCATTGTAGAACTTGAGCACCAACTCCTTCTGCCTTTTCTCCACAACTTAATGGAGATGGATCACCACCAAAAAGTGCAAGTGGATTTTGATTTAACAAGTTTTGGATACTGAACCCACCAAAGAACTGTGTAATTTTCTGAATACCATCGATTGCACTTTTTAAAGTATTTGCCATCTTTCCAATCACGTTGTTCACAAGTGATCCAATAAACTGATCGGCAACACAAGTCACAAAGTTAGTAATATTATTCACTATAGACTTCAACATTCCTTTAATTACACTTGCAATACTGTTAATAATGTAATTTGCAACTGTAGGAATTTTATTTTGTAACAACTTAATTGGTGCCACCATCGCATTTTGGGCAGCCACTCCTGCCAAATGTGCTGCTACAGGATTTCCTGTTGCGGAAAGAACAAGATTATAAACCAATCTATACAATAATTTTAGACCTTGGTTTAAAATAGGTGCCATTTTAACAAAAATCGTATTCACGATTCCTGTCACCATACCAGTCATAGAATCCGCAATTGATTTCGTGACCTTATCAATTTCAATGTCAATCTTTCTTCTTGCACTTTCAATACCAAATGATATATCTCTATTCAACGTTTCAATTTTATTAATAAAATTCTCAAGTGCTGTTGAGATTTTATCTAAGATTTTCGATCTAGATGCAGAAGCACCCTGAGTAGTTTCACCAATTCCACTAAAGAAAGACCTTTCGTTTCCAGTGGGTCCACCACCAATAGCGTCTGCTTTTCTCTCAGATACTAGTCTTGGTGATTTGGCAGATGTAGATGTCTTCTCGTTAGTTTCGTTTGGAACAATACGAGCACCATTGTTTTTAATATAATCAGAATATCCAGTAAAAGGTTTGAATGGTCCAGGTTCTCCAGATACTTTGTATTTGGTGTGCCCAAGACATCCCATAATTACAGGGATCTGAGCATCGTCACCGTCAAGGAAAAATCCAAAAACAGTATCACCTTGAGTTAATTTAATTGATGTTGTTAATTCGGCACCACCAGTTCCGGAAGTCGTTGGCAATAAACAAATTGCCCAAGGCAAATCTTCATCTTTTAGTTCTGTCGTATTTGCGGGATGATATCCCATAATACGAACTTTATAACGATTTCCCCAACCATTACCAGTTGTTTGCTTCCCCATCGTACTGAGTGGGGGAATCTGCCCTATCCACCAGCGGAAACCATCTCTACCAATAAAATTACTCTTAACTAGTGACTCTTCAATCATTTTTAGTCTTCTTTGTTGTTAGTTCCAAAACGACCGAATGTATCTCTTACAAGGAGCATTGATGTATACGAACCATCAGTGTCAAAATGATGACATAATTCTTTAATCATATATAGACCGCTTTGTTCATCATCAAATTGATTTCCATCAGACTTAGACACTTTTGGAAACTGACATTCAATAATATCACCTGCTCTTAAATTTGTATTAGACGCAACTGTCATACTTAGTGTTTGGGTCATCAATACGTTGTATCTCATTAAAGTTTGTGACTGATATTTCGATGGGTCAGAATTTGACTCAATTGATGCATCCTTTTCCATCGTCCCAATATCAAGAATTTTTGTAATAATTCGACTTGGGATATCACCTAAAGTTTGTTCTGTACCGGTAGATATTTTTGGTAACGTCAGAGCTTTTCCAAGATTCTTAGATTTTCCGATATAGTCAGAAGATTTATAGACTGCTTTTTCTTGTGGAGTAAATTCACTAGTTAAAGGGTTATAAAAAACTCGATAACTTGCATAAGCACCAAGTCTCAATTTTTCAAGTAGATTTTGATTTCTATTTGTGGTATAAGATAAAATATTGAAGTCTTTATTCGTCCCCTCTTGGCTTGTACCAACATAAGTATAGGTTGCCTTTGGTTTTTCAGTAATCAGTTTATCAATTGATCTAAAGTGATATCCATCTTTTGTCTGAAAGAATACAAACCCCGCAGTGGCGTCACCAGATGTTTTGGGAACTGCTCTGGACGCCAACCAAACCAAAACAGTAAATGGTTTTCTTAAGTTACCAATAAATCCATATTTGTTTGAAGTTTCATCGACTGTAATTGTTTTATCAGTCTTTAGATAATTCTTTAAAATATCTTGAACAGATTGGTCAATTCTAGAACTTGTTGGATATTTCTTAGCAACTCTTGTTGTTTCGTTTGTGATAGATTCTCTTGAAACTAAGTTTAATGTAAATGATTCTCGTTTGCTTTCGCTAATGACATTTGATATACTTGAAACATAAAGGTAATCAACAGGTTTTTTAGAAAAGTCTAGACCAGGATTTGAAGAAGTATTGCCAGCAATTTTTATCGACACCCTTTCACCACCACGCAAAGGCAAACCATTGTAAATTGACTGACGAGCACCATCAGAATTTCCTTCTTCATCCGCTTTTGCAATTGAATCACCAGTGTTAACAACTGTAATTGTAGCAGTTATTGTTGGTGAAAAAATATCTTCATAATAATCAATTGAGACTACACCCTTTCTAATATCTACGGTTCTTTTCTGGTCGTTACTTTCAATAAAAATCTCATCGTATTGAGACCTTAATCTTGCTGGTGATGACATATTATGTGTACGCTAATTGATTAAGTAAAATGCTATTATGAATACTATTTAATGAATCACCAACAACCATTGGCATCATCGATGCTGGAGCAGATGGTGGAGGTGGTGCTGCTTGTGTTTGTGGTTGAGTAACGATAACTGTTTGCCCCTTTCTTTCTGGTGTTAAAGATTGAAGAACTTCTGGACTCCCTCCAGTTCCAGTTGGAGTGGTTTGTGCTAGTGGTTTTCCAGTAGTAGAAGTTACACCTTTAAATCCATTACTTTGCCTTGATGTAAGTAAAAGAAGAGAAACATAAGGGCTAGGGTCAGTATTTCCGCCATAATCTCTACCTCCATTCATAGTTCCATTTTTATTGGTATCTGTTTCAAAGTGAATATGTGGACCTGTAGATTCACCTGTGCTTCCAACTCTAGCAAATGATACACCTGCAGGAATGACAGCACCTGCTTTACAGTTAGGTAAAATAGAACTACAGTGTGCCATTCTCAATTTTATACCATACGATTCAACCCAAACATCAACCAGTAATCCATATCCACCTCTGTCACCAGCATATAAAACCACACAATTTGCTCTTAAAGCGATATAAACTCCATTATCTGTGGCAATATCAATTCCACCATGCCATTGACTTCTACCATTTCTGACTCTGTTTCCACGAAGGCTTGTTACAATAACTGATGGAGTTCCTTTTGCTCCTACAATACTTGTAATATCTTGATCTTTTCTAAATCTTGTTCCTGGTTGAACTGTTGCAGTTGGTGCTCCAAGTGGAGTTCTTCTTGCCTGCTCAATAATCGCTCTATCTTTAGCAGAATACTTTGAACCGCCAACTGTCCAAGCACCTATGCCTTTATCACGTAAAACTGCAAGACCTAATAAGTCTTGATTTTCGGGACTAAACATATCACTTGGACTTAAACCTGCACCTTTCATTGCTGACGGTAAAGTATTACCAACAATTTGATATTTTCCTGCCGCATGAATTCCCCTATCTGGTCTAGCATTTCTTGGATATTTCCTTTCATCTTGTCTTTCCATCACCTCACCAATTGTCATGCTTGTGAGTGCTTTACCAATTATTTTATTAGAATCGCCAGATCCAACAATTTTCCCATTAGAGTCTGTGCCTTGATTCATTGAATTATAGTTTCCACCACTTTCTGGTTTTGCGATAATATCCAGTGCTTGCCTATGAATAGGTTGCAATTGACCACCACCTCCTGGAGATCTTTCTCCACCAGGTCCAGGTTCTTCACCAGGAACTTCCAATCCAAGTCTTTCTCTTAGTTCTTCAATATCTTTGGAAAAATCTAGTGGTTGAGTTAAAACCTTATAAGCATCTTCTAATTGAAGGAACATTCTTGTAAAAGAAGTCTGCATATCTTCCACAGACTTAGAAAGTTTATTAGGAATACTTGCTATATCACCCCTTAATAAACTTGCACCAATAGTTGTTAGACCAGTGAATAAAGTATTTAAAATTTGAGTAAAACTATTAATTGCTCCTCCCAAAACTCTAGCGACTTCAACCGCTCTACGACTTGTTGCTTCTGCTAGATTAATGATATTTGGTAAGTTTGTAACTAACCATCCTGCCATCAATGCACCGCTAATATCCATCATTCTTCCAAAGAAGCTTCTGGTGCTTCCACTAGTAATTCTAGATGGTGCTCTTCTTATGCCAAGTGCTGTTGTTGCCTCCGAAGCATCTTGAGATTCTTTTCTTCTAACTGCCGACCTTCTTTGAAGAAAAAGAGAATTTTTTTTCGAAATTGATTCCTTTTTGAATTTATTTCTTTGTAAAATAGATGAATTAACTCTACCTGCAGACTTTTGAGCATTATTTAAACTCTGCCTAAAAGAACCTACAGACCTATTAATATTAGCAGTATTAATAGAAGATTTAATTGCCATACTATCCTATCACATTATAAACAGTCTTTGAATACATCGCATAAAAATTATTTGGATTACTAGAAGGTATGGCAGGAATATCAGAAGCAGGTGCTTTTCCTTGTGAATATCCAGGTTGTTGTGTTTGTTGCTGTGCTGGTGCTGGCGCAACTACAACATTTGCTTTTGGTTCAGGTAAAGCACCAACTTTTTGAGATACATCTTGCTGGGCAACTGGCGTAACTTGAGCGATGGTGGTCGGAGTTTGTTGCGTTCCAACAGGAGTTGAACTCATATCAAGACCTGTAACATCTTGTAAAGGACTGATTGAAAACTCACCGTACATTGCTGGTGCGCTCTCTTGTTGCTCACTATGAACTTCTTCACCACCCGCCGCTGGTTCTTGGTTTATCTGTAGTGGATTAACCATAGGAGTGGTTGGTTGAGATGCACTGGTTTCAGTTGGCATCATACCAAGATTTTGCATAGCACTTTGCGACATTAATAAACTAGAAAGACCACTCATCGCAGGGCTAGCAGCGTTAGTTGATTGCCCTTCTGTCGCTGATGTTTCACCCCCAGCAGGAGTCATATTATCAGTTGAACCACCTGTACCGGTAGTGCTGGTAGGTGCAGATGGACTTCCACCAGTACCATCTTTTTTATCAGCACCTTTTCCAATATTAAAAAATGTTTTAAAAGAATTCTTAACAGCATCAACTAAATTTTGAATTGGTCCCATGAACCATCTGCCGTTTACGTGCTGAGCAACTCTACTTGAAATAGCAGATATTGTACTGAAAACATTCGTAAGAGAACTTCTAATACCTGATAGAAATTGACCTGCTGTATTAAGTCCTTTTAAAATAGTATCACGAACAGAAGTCAGTTTATTTGGAACATCTACCGAATACTTTTTAATCAATCCAACGGTAGAAACCGCTAACCAACCAAATAAAACTCCAGTTAAAACTTGCCTGAGTCTTCCTAATGTATTCTCTGCTTTTGCTGATATTTTCTGTACAGGAGCAGATAAAGATGCTTGAATTTTTCTCTCAATAGCACTCTCTTTGCCTTCTCGAATCTGCTGCTGCGCTAGTAAAAATTCTTGCTGCTGTTCTTGTCTTTCTTTCTGTCTTTCTAGATTTGTTTCGGTAACAATATTTGCTGATATACTATTCAAAGATAAACTAAATTGCGACATCTGCTGAGAGATGCCGTTCAAACTTGAAGACAGTGATATAATACTTGATTCAGTTGCTTGAACTCTTTGATACAAGGCAGCATCACCACCGCCAACTTCTTTGGCAGCTTGAATACCTCCTTCAATTGGCGATGCCATTTCAGCCATTTATTCTCTGCTTTAAGTTTTCTTCTTCAATATACTGTTGAAGTAGAGATAAGTAAATTTCTCTCTCCCACGGTATCATATTTTCTAGTTCTGTCAATGAATATTTATGATGCTGCATCAAGGCAAAATTGACTTTATAGTATGACTCAATACTAGTATGAGCCATACTTACCCGAAAAAAGCCGATAGACCCTCCAAAACAACTTCGCTTGTGACACCGGTGTTCGAATTTGTCACCTGAATTGTATGAGATAACTTAGGCATTGTTTCAAAGAATTTTTCAATTTCTTTGAATTGTTTTGAACTTAATTGCTCTAGAAACTGTGACATTTCTTTTGGAGTGCAATCTGCTGCTGCCCAAGATTCTTCTTCACTGTAAACTTGTTCAATACAAGAAGCAATCATATTAAAAGTATCATCAAGAGTCAACTCTTCAGACACAGCAAAGTTTGTCTTGACAAACTCATTCATTGATGGATACTTCATTCGGAGAGTTAGATTGTCATCCAGTTTAATATCTCTAGTATGTTCTGGACTAATCTGAACTTTAATCTCGTCAAGATTAATTAACGCAGGAACTTGAGTTCTACCATCATCTGGGCAAGTAATTAGAACCTCGACATCTTCACCGACTGACTTTCCTCTAACATTTAAGAAAATATATTCAATATCAAAAGTGGAAAGTTGTTCTACTTTAACACCTTTTGTTTGAATACAATTTGCGATGACTTCTTTGACTGCATTTGCAATCTGTTTAGTATCCTCACTTTCAAGTGCCAGGATTAAGATTTTTTCTTCTTTGACTAGAAAAGGACGATATCTAATTTTCTTTCCTGTAGAAGGAATTTCCAACTCATATGTTGGCGTAGCAATTGTTGGTAAAGGCATAATGACCTATAGACTTCAGTAAAAATATTTAGAGAGTTATTAGAAAGTTCTTCTCTCACCAATCGCCTGAGCGTAAAGTTCTCCCGTGACGATGGACTCTCCCAATGGAACATTAATATTCCTATAAACAATTCCACTTGCACCTCTGACTGGAACTCTTCTTGGTGCTGAAGAAGTTGTTGGTTTTTGTGAATTTGAAGGTTGGATTGGTGTAATATTGTTATCAATTCCACGGAAGAAGTCGAAACTAGAAACTCTACCAGTTACATAGCGGTCAAAGTGGAATGTAGCATTTGCCTTTAGAAGTTCAGAACCACCATAGTTTACAGGAGTTGGATTCAATATAAGAGGGAACATCCCATAAAAATTATACTCAAGTTCAACTCTATAGTCTCTATCAAATTTAATAATTTTTGTTCTATTCACTTTGTATTCGTTTGGATATTTCATTCTTACATAATATCCAGGTCTATCATAGTATTCATCAGACCCACTTGCCATAAACTCCATCCAATGTTCAAAGAACTTAATAGTACGATAATCAGTATCAACATAGAACTCCATATCAATTTGATTGTAAGTTCTGGTATGAGCAAACTTCTCAGTAATACCAGTAAAGTTGCCAGTAACGTCAGCGGTGGCAAACTGAGACCCAGGTAAAGAAGTTGAACTGCACAGAAGACCTACAGTTTCTCCAATAAAACGACTGTCAATTCCTCTTGAAATCAGATGCGTTGTAAGAGGAAATGAAAGTCCACCAAAGATAACTTGATAGTGAGATGTCTGAGCTAGGTTACTGAATATCGGTTTTATATCAGATATTTTGCGGGGTTCGACCACTCTAAATACCTATTATGAGCTTTTAGTTATTTAGATGTCATATAAGGGAAAATATCAACCGTCTTTTCCGAAGAAATATAAAGGAGATCCAACCAATATTGTCTATCGTTCCCTATGGGAGCGCAAGTTTATGGTTTATTGTGATACAAATGAAAAGATATTAGAATGGGGTTCTGAAGAATTGTTTATTTGGTATCGTTCTCCAATTGATAGCAAACCTCATAGGTATTTTCCAGACTTTTACATCAAAGTAAAAGAAAGCACAGGGCATATTAAAAAATATCTGATTGAGATTAAACCCCAAAGACAGACTGCACCTCCACCAAAACCTCAAAGACAAACTAAAAAATATCTTTATGAGGCATATGAGTATGCTAAAAACCAAGCAAAGTGGGAAGCAGCAAAAGAATGGTGTGCTGACCGTGGATATGAATTCAAAGTGCTCACAGAAAACGAACTTAACATTAAGTAATGCCTAGAAAGACTCTTAAAGAACGGCAAGAAAAAAAGATTACAGATACTGATAGTAATCGCAACCGAGTTCGTGCGGTTGTTGATGGTCTTGTTGGAACAGAAAGTGCTGATGATATTATGCTGGAACTTTTAGAAGTTCTTCAAGAAAGTGGCAAGATGCCCAGTGTTGGTAAGTTTTATCTTTTTGTTTATAATGCTAAAACTACAAGTTTGACTTATGACCAGAATCCTTTGGTTGCAGTCACAGATGTTTATTCTTGGGGATTTAAAGGAATTAACTTTCACTGGGGAGAAATGAGGCAATATACCTGGAGTGAAGTTGCTGGTTCTCTTTATGAAATTTATCCTAGTGAACTCAGAGACTTACAAGAACTGCCTGTTGCCAATTTCCGTCTAAATAGTTAGAAAAGTTAGATGGCGGATTTCTTTACCAACCCAAAATTTGGCACTGATACTGGTCAAATTCCCAGTTTAAATTTGGGTGGAACAAACGCACTGCCTAATCAAACTCAAGGTTCAAGCAATCAAACTAATCTAACCAGTGCTGTAAGTAATACAGCATCAAGAACTGGTGGCGTAGAATATTATAGATATCCAAGACAAGCAATGACTGAAAGTACTGATTACTTGTACTTGAAAGTTGTAAAATTTAAGCAACCAAAATTTGAAGCATCTTCAGCACCTCCGTTTTTAACGGCAGAATCTCAGCAGGCAGCTCAATCTCAGAATGAAGAAATAGTCGGGCATGTAGTATTACCCATTCCACAATCAATCGCAGATGCCAATTCTGTTGAATGGGGTTCTTCTGGTTTAAATCCTCTTGAAGCTGCTGGATTGGCTGCTGCCGAAACTGTTGTTGGCGGAGTCAAAACCCCTATTATGTCATTATTAAATGGTGCTGGAGGTTTAGCAAAAGGTGGTCTTAACGCAGCGTTATCCCCCGATGTAATTAAAGGATTGCAGGGAGCAATTGCTGGTTCTGTTGTAAATTTTGCAGGAGGTAATGTTAATATTAAATCTATTATCGCAAGAACAACAGGTCAAGTTTTAAACCCAAACCAAGAACTTCTTTTTGAAGGTCCATCTCTAAGATCTTTTAGTTTCATTTTTGACCTTGCTCCAAGATACTCTGAAGAAGGTCTTGAAATTATGAAAATGATACGATTTTTGAAAAAGTCAATGGCAGCAAAGGCAAACGATACAAATGGTTTCTTTTTGCAAGCACCCGACTTATTTAAAATCAAATATATGAGTGGTAAAAACGATCATCCTTTCCTGAATCGTTTTAAAGTTTGTGCTTTAACTAATATGACGGTAAACTACACTGGTTCAAACACCTATTCGACATACGATGACGGAACACCAGTTCATCTTCAATTAGGTTTGAACTTTAATGAAATTAATCCAATTTATGCTCAAGATTATGACGCAGAAGGACTCAATGGAGTAGGTTACTGATATGTCTTACTTTAGAGAACTACCAAATCTAGATTACCAATCACCACTATCTGATAAGAATTCTTCTCTAGATTACGTAAGAGTCAAGAATTTATTCAGAAGAGTTAAACTTCGTGACGACTTACAAAATGTTTTTACAATCTTCAATAAGTATATTGTAAAAGATGGTGCTCGTCCAGATACAGTTGCTGAAGAACTTTACGGCGCCTCTGACTTAGATTGGGTTGTACTACTTACGGCAGGTATTGTTAATGTCAGAGAGCAATGGCCATTATCTGACAAAGACTTATACAACTTTGCTTT